AAGCGTCACTATATTGGTGGGTAAAACATATCCACGATTTCTCTTGTGACTAGATATTAGTTAGACTAATAATGGTAGTGTTATGAATGTAGAAAGTAATGTCGTCGCTTTTGATGGTTTAGATGACGCCATCCTGGGGACCTGCAGCCGTGGTTTTGATTCGGAGGTGGTTGCCTACGACTTCAACAAAGTCGTTCTCTTATTTAAAGAGATGGGATGGACCGAAGACGAAGTAGATGCATGGATTCAGCAGATGACTGAGTCTATTCCCGAAGAACTGTTTCCAATTTTTGTGTACTTAGATGAGTCAGTCAAAACAGACATCGCATCCAACCGAGGTGGACTCCACTGATATCGACCCTCACGTCGAGTTTCAGTCACACCTCCCCTATATGGGCGTTAACTTGAACGAGCTTACGACTCAACAAGAGACGTACGTACTTTCGCGCGCCGGCGGGATGACGATTGCAGCTGCAGGACGTGCAGCCGGTTACCAGGAGCGCGCAGCGTATGAAGTTGAAAAGCGCGAGGCTGTAAGTAAAGCCATTCAGTACTTCCGTGAGCAGACCCGTCGCGAAGTACAGTTCGACTTAGTCGACGCACACAACATGTACCTGTCTGCGTACCGCGCCTCAGCGAATGCAACAGAGATGAAGAACACCACCGACTCACTTGTGAAGTTGCACGGCGTGGCTAAAGAAGAAACCAAGCCCCTGGTAAACATACAGATCAACGGGTCCAAACAGCTGGAACGTATGACGGACGAAGAGCTGTTAGAGCTGGCCGGTAAGACCATCGATCACCTGGAGCCGAAATCTGACTGATATACCGACCATAGAGTGTAAACGTTGCCATAAGACGCAACCCGAAACACTGTATTCCGGTGACGACGGTTACTGTGCTTATTGCGTGGCTGACATGCAGGACAAGATGCCTGACCCTGATCAGCCAACACCGCAAGAAGCTGAACAACAGACCACAGCCGAAGAACTTGCGAAGCAAGAACTCGCACAACGGTTCTTAACCCGTCGTCGACTGTTGCCGTTTATTGAACGGAACAATCCAGACTACATGGCTGGCTGGGTGCATAAAGACATATGCCGCCGACTGGAACAGTTCTCTGAAGACGTTGTAAATAAGAAGAGCCCTCGACTCATATTGCAGATGCCCCCTCGCTTGGGTAAATCGACTATTGCCAGTGCTGGCTTCCCGGCATGGCACATAGGTCGTAACCCTAGCCACGAGTTCATCAGCTGTTCGTACTCGGGGGCATTGGCCATGACCTTTTCTCGGAAAGTAAGGTCAATGCTCCGCGAGACCAGCTACAAGACTACATTCAAGACACGCCTGGACCCCGACTCGCAGTCCGCAGAAGCATGGCTCACCACCGCGGGCGGCGGGTATGTAGCTGCCGGTGTGGGTGGTGGTATTACAGGTAAAGGTGCACACGTACTTGTGATTGATGACCCAGTGAAAAACCGCGAGGACGCCGAGTCGCAAAACAACAGAGAAGGTACTTGGGACTGGTACACATCAACTGCATACACCCGACTTGCGCCTGGCGGCGGCATTCTTGTGATTATGACCCGCTGGCATGACGACGACCTCGTCGGCCGGTTGCTAAAGAACATGGAGGAAGGCGGAGACCACTGGGAGGTGGTGAAGTATCCCGCTATCGCTGAAGAGGACGAAGAGTTCCGGCAACGCGGCGATGCACTTCACCCAGAGCGCTACGACACGGAAGCACTAGAGCGTATCCAAAAAGCTGTCGGCCCCCGCGACTGGTCCGCTCTCTATCAGCAAAATCCCGTTGCCGATGACGGTGATTACTTTACCCGCGACATGGTTCAGTACTACGACCATGACGATATTGACCTCGACCGTATGCGGTTCTATGCAGCATGGGACTTGGCTATCGGGAAGCGCGACCGAAATGACTACTCGGTTGGCATGGTTGTGGGCGTTGATGAGCAGGACAACCTGTTTGTAGTAGATGTCGATAGAGGTCGTTACGACGGTTTTGAGCTTGTCGAACGCATCTTAGACATGTATGAATTATGGAGGCCTTCTATTATTGGTATAGAGAAAGGCCACATCGAGATGGCGCTTGGCCCGTTCCTAGAAAAGCGAACGCGTGAGCGAGGTCTCCACGAAGCCTACTTCAAGGATCTGAAGGTAGGTCGCCGCGATAAGGAAGCCCGAGCCCGGGCGATTCAAGGGCGTATGCAGCAGGGGTATGTTTTCCTGCCGCGTAACGAAGTTTTCACAGGACCGTTGGTCGCTGAATTATTGCGATTCCCCAACGGTGTTCATGATGACCAGGTTGATGCACTGGCGTGGATTGGTCTCATGATGACGGAGTTCAGTTCGTTCAGCGAGCGGGTGGTAGAACCACCGAGCTGGCGGGACAAGCTGAAGTTCATTGGTAAGTCAGTGCGTAACAAGTCAGCGATGAGTGCATAATATGGCCAAAGATCCCACGTCTAAAAAACCCAGCATGTCACCAGGCGAAGAAGACCGTCTTGCCCACGAACAATGGGATCGCTACACGCGGGCTCGAGACAACGGTCACATAGATTATGTAGACCTGGCCAAGAAGTGTGACGCGTACTATCAGGGCGAACAGTGGGACGCAGAAGATGTCGCTATGCTGGATGCCGAAGGCCGCCCCGCTCTGACGATTAACACAGTTCTACCGACGGTAAACACCGTACTTGGTGAGCAATCCAACCGCCGCGCCGATATTAAATTTAAACCTCGTCGCGGTGGCTCAGAAGAGGTTGCGCACACGCTAACAAAGTTGTACATGCAGATTGCGGATAACAATAAGCTCGATTGGATCGAGCAGCAGGTCTTTGCCGACGGTCTGATTATGGACGGCCGTGGCTATTTCGACGCCCGCATGGATTTTTCAGATCACGTTGAAGGTGAAGTACGAGTCAAAGCGCTAGACCCGCTGGACGTAGTTATTGATCCCGATGCAAAAGACTATGACCCGAAAACTTGGAACGAGTTTTTCTACACCCGCTGGATGACGCTCGATGACATCGAAGAAATGTACGGACAGGAACAAGCAGACCGTCTCCGGTTCATCTCGGAGAATGGTAACTCGTTCGGCCGCGACTCTGTCGAGTACTCTGAAACACGTTACGGAGATACCGATGACGTGGATGATTTTCTCGGGGCCACTGTTCCTGACGAAGACGAGCACCGTACTGTTAAATCACTACGCGTTATTGAGCGGCAACATCGCAAAGTCACTCGTGTCGATTGTTTTGTAGACCCCAACACTGGCGACCAGCGAGAAGTACCCAAAGCATGGTCAGACCGTAAATCTAAAAAGTTTGCTAAAGACTACGGCTTAAGTATCTACACTAAGACCAAGAAGAAAGTTCGTTGGACTGTAACGTGTGACAAGGTCGTGTTACATGACGACTGGTCGCCCTACGCTGACTTTACTATTGTCCCGTTCTTCGCTTACTTCAGGCGTGGACGCCCGTTCGGTATGGTACGCAACCTGCTCTCCCCTCAAGAGCAACTGAACAAAATCGCTTCGCAAGAATTGCATATTGTAAATACCACAGCCAACAGTGGATGGGTCGTAGAGTCTGGGTCACTCACGAATATGCAGTCTGAGGATTTGGAAGAGCACGGGGCAGAGACCGGTCTGGTACTGGAATATAATCGAGGTTCTTCTCCACCCGCAAAAATACAACCCAACCAGATCCCAACCGGTCTCGACCGTATTAGCCAGAAAGCTGCTGCAAACATCAAAGCCATCAGCGGTATTAATGACTCAATGCTCGGCACCGATGGCGCCGAAGTTTCTGGCATTGCGATTCAGGCAAAACAAAACCGTGGCGTGATTATGATTCAGGTCCCGCTGGATAACCTCCAGAAGACCCGTCAGTACCTTGCCGAGAAGATTCTAAATCTGGTCCAAACGTTTTATACCGAGGAAAGAATTATTAGGATTACTAATGATGAAGACCCAATGGAGCCGCGCGAGGATATGGTCATTAACGAAATGACCCCGGAAGGCACAATCGTGAATGACCTTACCATCGGTGAGTACGACGTAGTTATCGGCACTATGCCAGCGCGCGATTCGTTTGACGAAGTTCAGTTTGCTGAAGCCCTGGCGCTCCGGCAAGCCGGCGTGGCTGTTCCTGATGACGCCATTGTTCAGTACTCGCACCTCGCTAAGAAAGCAGAGCTCGCCTCGCGTCTGCGCCAAGAGCCGTCCGAAGAGCAAATGCAAGTTATGCAGATGCAGCAGCAGCTCGCTATGCAGGAAGCACAGCTTCAAGTTGCCAAACTTGAGGCCGAAGTACGCAAACTGCAAAGCGACACAGCGGTCAATATTGCTAAAACGCAGGAAATGGCTGAGATCGAGCCTCAACTCAAGATGGCTGAGCTGCAGCAAGAGCTGCAAATTGCCCAAGACAACCTCGCGCTACGTCGTGAGTTGGCGGGTATGACTAATGAAACCCGTCAGACACAAGCACAAACATCGGCAGCGGCGAAGTTGGCCACCACTGCGATGAATACAGCAGCTAGGAATGGCCAAAATAGCTAATTTAGCTAAAACATGGAGTTAGATATGAGTGAACAACCCGAAAAACCGGAAGCAGAAGAAGACAATAGTCTTCAATTTGAAGTCATGCCGGGCGCAGAAGCGCTCGAACAGGCTGAAAACGTTGATTTAAGTTTTCCAGAACCCGACCCGGAGCCAGAAAATGCTGAACAGGGCGATGCAGAAGAATCTGAGCCAGAAACACCGCAGGAAGAAGCGGCTGTTGGAGATGAGGAGACGGCGGAAGAAGACAATGGAGAAGCTGTTGACGATGACGACGAACCAGATTCTGCAGAACCCGCCGAAGTCGTAGAGGAAGAGCCGGAAGAAGAGGAAGAACAGCTACCTCTCGCAGCTGAAGCAGAGAAACCCCAATCTAAAAATCCGATGGTGCCTAAATCTCGCCTTGATGAAGTGTTAGCGAAACAGAAAGCACTGCAAAAACAGGTCGATGATATGAAAGCAGCGTCTGAAACCCCCGCAGAAGCACCAGAAGAGTACGATTTTGACACGAAAGAAATCGAATATCAGCAGTTGGTACTCGATGGCGAAGCCGAAAAGGCGGTAGCCCTGCGTAAAGAGATAAGAGGCGCCGAAAAAGCGCAGATCGAGTGGGATATGGAGCAGAAGATGGGCCAAACAGTCCAACAAAACGCTCAAGCTACCGCACTACAACAAGCCGCGGCCGAGATGGAGGCTAATTTCCCCATCTTTGACCAGAACTCAGACCAATTTAACGAGGAATACACAAATGAAGTGGTTGAACTACGTGACGCATTCATTATTAAAGGTTACGACGCAGTTGACGCTTTGGGCAAAGCAGTTAATTTCGTGGTTAAAGATCGCGGACTCGACGATACGCCATCTGATGGCCCAGCTCTTGCAGCTTCGCAACAAAAAGTAGAGCAGAGTGCCAAGAAGAAGGCGACAGTCGCTAAAAAGTTAAAAGCAGCTGAATCGCAGCCGCCAGAACTCGAAGGTGAAGGCTCGTCGTCACGCGGTGAGAACGTTGTTGACTTCGGTGGTATGTCAGAAGACGAGTTCAACGCGCTGCCAGAGGCAACGCTCCAGCGTTTGAGAGGCGATATCGTCTAGTGAACTTTCCGTCGCATGTGGTAGGTATGGCTTTGGCTTTAATTGCCTGCGCCATACTTATCGCTTGCGGCAAGATATTAGTTTGACTAATATAAATTAATTCGCCTGACTGAGCGACATCAGCCCGTGACCGATCACGTTAAAAATCGTCCTCGTCCGCCGGGACGTTAACTACGTCGAGGTCGTAACTCGTAAAACATACGCCACACGTTCCCCACGATACGGGGTATACGGATCGGCCTCTCCAAAAGCTGGCTGTCGGTGGTTGGGATGACCCTAACCATTATGTGAAACACATCTCTTATGGAGCTAACAATGGCTACTACAAACTATGGCACGCTGACAGGTGATCAGCTGCAGGTGTGGTCACGCGACTTTTGGCGTGTGGCCCGCAATATGTCCTTCGTTAACCAGTTCGCTGGTTCTGGGCAGAATGCAATGGTACAGCGCGTAACTGAGCTGACCAAATCAAACAAAGGTACAAAAGCAAACATTACATTGCTTGCAGATATGACTGGCGACGGTATTACCGGCGACAACACTCTGGAAGGTAATGAAGAAGCACTGCGTGCCTTCGACATCACAATCGAGCTGGACCAGCTCCGCTTCGCTAACCGCGTTGCTGGACGTATGGCCGACCAAAAAACGGTTGTGAACTTCCG